TACCGGGAAATTAACCTGTTTTGATATCGAAACGAAACAATTTTGGCAGAGTGATACTTTACAAAGCTTGTATCCAGGCGAAAAAGGAAGAAATAAATAATAAATCTTAAAATACATCGAACCTATGTATAGGGGGTAATACGAAATGTACAAAGGCGAAAATTTAAAAAAATCAATAAAAAAGGGCCTTTAATAATGTTTCAACCCATTTTTATAGGGTGTTTTGCCTCTTGAAAACAAAAAAAACGAAATGTACATTTTTACGTAATACTACCATTCGCATACCATTTGCATTCTATGTACAGGCGTTAAAGTTATCTTATTTACCACCTAGCAGCAAGTAATTACTATTATTGTCTTTAAATACGTTTAAATGGCTGTTTAGTTGATTTTGCAAACTCCAAATAACTGTTAAACTCATTAGCAAAAAGCTTTATTTATTGAATGCGGAAAATAAGCCAATTTATACTCTTTTCAAGTTGGATTATCATTTGCATAATCATTTGGATTATCATTTTGCTATTTTTTAGGTACTATTTGGAATAGGCATTGTGTATAATCGATATGCTTTCATGTATATTATTGATGATTATGCTACCCTTTAATGTAAGGCCTATTAATTAAAAAACGTCTTTTACTGCTTGTAAAAGACGTTTTAGGATACTTTGTTGCAAATATTCGTGTGTGTACGTTATTTAGCTGTGTACAATTCGTTATTTAATAGTTTCTTTTGATTTACTTATGCTATAATAAGCATCGGTTATTATTTCATGAGTATCGTGTTTGCCTATTTCATCATAAAATCTATGAATTGCCTTTTCAAGTTCATGGAAAGCTGGTTTGAATTTAATAACCCTCATTAATTCTAGAGCAACACTCCGCCTATAGCCTTTGTAGTCAAAGGTATTTTGACTTAAAAATTTACTTTTGTTTTCCTTAACGTTTTCAAATCCTGAAAAGTAGTTCTGCAGAATACTGTTAAGCACAAAGCTAAATAAGTTAGCTGTCCTAATTTCCTTGAAAAATTCGCCATAAGCATCATTAACGTTATTTAAATCCTCTATAAGCTTCAAATTAATATCTAAATCTAAATAACTCGGTAATTTATCTTCATTGATAGTTTTTTCACTCCCTGGTAAGGAATTTTTCTTAAAAATTTCTCCTTTACCGGTTAGTAGCCATACGGCATCAACATCAGGATAAATAGATAAAATTTTTTCTATTGTATCTGAACTTACAGACGTTTCTTTTTGAATTCCCTTAAAATTCCCATAAGTAACACCGATTTTTTTAAAAAAATCTTCTTTTTTATCTTTATGATAATCAGTTAGATACAGTATTCTTTCCTTTATAAAGGATAAATTTCTATCCATTTAGTTGTTTATTAGATAATTTATTATCTATTTTGTTCCTAATTAACGAACAAAGATATGACAAACAAAAATAATCAAAAACCCTACAATCTACTAGTGATTGGAAGTTTATCTAAGAAACATGGATTAACTAAACGCTTTATTAATCAGTGCTTAAATGGTGAACGCACAAGCATAACAGCCCAAACCATTGTAAGGGAATACAAGGAGTTAGATAAAAAAATAGCTGACGTTTTAGCCGATTAGCAAGGAATGCCGCACTATTGGAATAACATATTAGTTGTAACAAAAGAAGAACTGGTACCTGTGTTCTTTAAAACCTCAACCTATTTAAGCGTTGCTATCAATAGGTTTAAAGGTAAAAACTACGGCATCCAGCGTGTTCAAGTTGGCGGTAATGGTAGGCAGTTATTAATATCATTTGATAGTCTACCAGTTGAAATACAAACTAAATTAGGCGATCCTAGAAAGCTTACCCACATTTTGGAAAGGTATTATAGAACCGATAGCGAAGCGGTAATATTCTACGCAAATTACGCCTTCTTGGATGGTAGTTATCTTAACGATGATCACCAAAGAAAGTATGTAACAAATGCCAGTGTACTTAAAGCATTGTTAGCCCTAAAATCGGAGCGTGAACTACAACGACGGACTAAGGGAAATTCAATTGTTGGCGTTAACAAAACACTTTCAGATGACTGCAATTCTTTTAACCGGGTATTAGATGTTAAACACGGCATAAAACACTCATTACCTGAAAACGAGCGTAGGTTTTTGGAAGCTTTGAAAGGATTTTCAAAAACGGGCTACGAATATTTAATATCCAAAAAGCATAAAAATAATAATAGTAGAAAGGTTTATGATGATACAGTTGAATTGTTAAACAACCTTTTTGCAACTGATCCGGTAAAACCTACCGCAACCGAAATACATCGAAAATATAACCTATTCCTAAAAGGACATTTAGAAATTATAAATAACGAAACTGGTGAAGTTTATCAATCTGCAGATTTTAAAAAAATTTCCGATTCGACTGTAAAACTTTATTTGAATAAGTGGACTAGCAAAATTGCTACCCATTCAAAACGAAGTGGAGATAGACAGGTTTATATGCAGAATTTCAAGCCGTACCATTCTTTGTTAAAACCAAAATTTTCAGGTGCTATAATTTCAATAGATGATAGGCAACCACCTTTTAAAATGCCCGATGGCAAACGAATTTGGTTCTATAATGGCATAGACCTCGGAAGCGAAGCCTTTACCTGCTGGGTTCATGGTAAAAGCAAAGAGGGTATTATACTGGAGTTCTACCGCCAAATGGTTAGAAATTATGCAACCTGGGGTATTAACCTACCTGCTGAACTTGAAGCCGAAATGAGTTTAAACAGTTCATTTATGGGAACTTTTTTGCGGGAAGGCGCTATGTTTAATAACGTGCGGATAGAAGCAAATAACGCTCGAGGAAAACGGATTGAGGCGTATTACAGGCAATTGAGGTATCAATACGAAAAACACCGTACCGGGTGGTTAGCACGGCCCCACGCACTTAGCGAATCAAACCAGCAAGGGAGCAATAAAGTGCCAACGGTAGCATACAATGAAATCGTTAAAGGGTGCTTACAGGATATAGAAGATTGGAATAATGCACCCCATAGCATACATAAAGATATGAGCCGTTGGGATGTTTTTCTAAGTATGCAGCACCCGAACTTAACAGCTACCAATTATAAAGGATTCATAAAATATTTAGGATATCATACCGAAACCAGTTGTAGAGCAGCTATAGTGAAGCTTAATAATTCCGAGTATTTAGCTGGTGAAGGTGGTATGATTTCGTTAGGAGAAAAGTTAATAACGCTTCTTGAACGAATAGAAGGCAAAAATATCGATGTGTATTGGTTGGATGATAATAGCGGTGGTGTTCTTAAAGCATTTGCATATATCAATGATACTTACGTATGTGAACTCATCGAAAAACCTGCCTACAGTAAAGCGAAAATCGAGCAAACCGATCAGGATTTAAAGGCCAGGCAAATAATGAGCAGTTATGTAGCTACCATAGAAGCTTTTGGCCGCAATCAATACAGAAATATTGATCCGGTAATCATAATAGATAATAGCCCAAAGCTTGCAAAATCATTTATCATGCCAGGGCTACATACAAATGTGAAAAATTATGAAGATAACGGCCAGTTACTCGAAAATATTGAAGATGAGAATAACTGTACTGTAGAAACGGTTTTTTCTTTTGAACGAAAATCACTTAAAGACAGACTTTAACCAAATTAAGAGATATGGACTTACAAATTACACAGGAATTTAAAGATAATGTTTTCACCGGCTTAATGAACATTCGCCAAAATTTTAGCGGTAGTGATGCTGTATTTGCCAAACAATGGGGTATTGATAAAAGCGTTTACAGCCGTCTTAAAAATGGCGATCAAGGCAATTTACTACGTGATGCGCAGTGGTTAAATATTGGCCGTGAATTGGGCATATCCAATATTGACCGCTCATTTAAAGTAACGCGTACCGATGTACTTAACATGATAGAAGAGGAAGTGTTTTTTTGTAAGACACATAGCAAGGCAATGATTTTTGTTGACGATCCCGAAATAGGCAAAACAGTAGCTGCAAAATATCTTTCACGAAACCTAAAAAACTGTTTTTATGTTGATGGTAGCCAGTGTAAGACAAAACAAAGGTTTACCAGGTTGTTAGCAAAAACTTTGGGCCTCGATAGCGACGGCAAATACATCGACATAAAAGAAAACATTAAATATTACCTCACAATGTTGCCTAATCCGATAGTAATCATTGATGACGGTGGCGATTTGAAATTAGAAACCTTCTTAGATATCAAAGAATATTGGAACGCTACCGAAAATGTATGCGGTTGGTACATGATCGGTGATGACAGTTTAGAACACATGATATCACGAGGTATAAGAAGCAAAAAGCCCGGGTTCAAAGCATTTTTTAGTCGGTTTTCATCTAACTGCAGTAGGATTACTCCGATAGATAAAGCCACTAAAATAACCTTCTATAAAAAGCTGATAACCGATGTACTGTTAGCAAATATGAAAGATAAAACCAGCCTCAATACAATTGTAAACAGGTGCTTAAAAACCGATGGGTTTGGCCATATAGGCGGCCTTAGACGTGCCGAAAGCCTTTTGATACTTAATGAATTATACTAATGGGAATAAAGAACGAAAACTACTATAAATACAAGCAATTAGAAATGTTGCTTTTAGATAAAACGCTAAACTTCAAAGAGATGTCTGCCATGTTAAATATAACGGAGAACACATGTAAAAGATGGCGTGAACGTATTTGGAAGCAACTAAAGGAAGATAGCAATAATCAGGTATCTACGTTACTAGCGGAAAACAAAAGGCTAATAATTGAACTCGAAGGCCTAAAAGCAGATTTTGTAAAGCAGGTTAACAAAATAATATCAAGCATATCAAAATAAGCTAATCACCCCTTTTAGAATTAGCAAAATAAATAATCAATCATTAGAAAATCAGAACCACAAAAAACTAAAAGAATATGAAAACACTAGCCAGCAAAAACGAAGCTCTAGAGAACATCAAAAACTTAATCAATAGTGAAATTGGTGTAAACCTCTTATTTGAGCATTTGGATACCGCAATTATCGAATTGTGCAAGTATAAAATGACGGATACGAATTTTGTAGGCGCTGAAAAGGAATTTGATACTATCTACATCCTTTCATGCTTAAAAAATGCACTATCACATGAAACAACAGAATTAAAAACCGCCAGTTAAACGGCCTTTAAACAATCTTTAAATTATAATTAAAACATGTTAAATCTAACACCACAAGAAAAGACAGACCTCCAAAACGATATTGCGGAGTTTGCCCAAAACGTTCAAGGCCTGGAGGCAATGAGTATTGAATTTTTAAAACAGATCGCACCGCTTACAGGCTACCAAATGCCATTAGATGCAGACACTGTAATAGATGATGTCAATAACCTTGACACGCTTACACAAAAGGCAGAATTTTTATTAGACAACCTTAAAAAACTATAAAATGGACAAAGAATCCTTAAAAAAAACAAGTGAGGTACTCAACATTATTAGAGATACCGCCGAAAAACTTTTAGCAGAACAGAACCGTATCCACACTACTTTAAAAACAGCATTAATTGGCTTAAATGAAGATCAGTTAAAGCCGTTAAAAGGACTGCAGAAAGCAACCGAAATATTTATGACTGTACAAAACAGCCCTAGCCCGGTGCTTTGGACTCTGTCTTTAAGCCTCATGAATCTTGACAGAAAAATAGATGTGTTAATTAACAAAATAGAAGAATAAAAATGGAAAAGCTATTATTAGAATACGATAAATCAAATCATCAGAAATTAGAGAAATTTTTAAAAGATGATTTAAAGGCATATCAAACACTTTTTGATGTTGTAAAGAACAATTTTGCCGAATTTGATGGCTTGTTATCTTCGCTAGAAGATATTATTAACGATGCTCCTGGCTACCTTTTGGATCAAACGGTAAAGCCGGAAGATTTAAATTTTAGAGGGTTGCCAATTTCTAGAAAAAAAGCACTTGAAATGGTTGAGTTTCCCAAAAACTTTATCGCCATAATTGAAGCTGCAAAAGTGTTTAAAGCATCATTAAAAAATCATTCAATTGCTGATGATAACTATCCAGCCTTGAGTATTGAGTATTTGCAAAATATCGAAAACAAGCTTTCTATAGAGGCGAAATTTTTGGAAGATACAAAAGATGATTTCTGTGTTTACACTCGCAATGAAAAGCAAAACAAGGCGTTTAAAGCAATTAACATTATACTTGACCAGTTAGCTGTTTTAAAAAACCTTGGAATAAGGCCCAATAGCGAATCAGACTTGGATGCTTTAGGTATCAGTGTTGCTGGTGTGGAGCCAAAGCTTAACCGGTATGCAATAACAAGGTTGAGAGAATAAACAACACTTAAGAGGAAAGGCTTGTGCATTCCGTACAGGCCTTTTGCTTAAGTGCCTATACTCAACTGATATGAAACATAAAGGATTTAGAGATAAAGCCTCTAAAAGCAAAAGCCTGCACGGAATCCGTGCAGGCTTTTTGCTAAACATAAAACCAATTAATAACTATGAATATAAGCAGTAGCATTACAATTGTATGTGAGAGCATTAATTCATAGCGGTTAATTAAGCCAGTAAAAATAATACAATTGTTCTGCAACTGCTGATACATCAAAGCTACCAGTTAATGAAGCTTATTTATAATGCTTTTTCTTTCGGTGTGTCAATTTTATACATCACTGTGAATTGCTATTGCTATGATAGATAATTTCAATACTATTTTTGAATTAAATATTAAGTGTTTACGCAATGGTTAAACGACAACTAGTAGAAGTAAGAAATGCTAAAATCTACGCTCGTTATGGAGAAATGTATTTTGGAGAACTCATGAGAGAAGAGGAAATTTACAAGATTTTGGAAAAAGAATTTTATTTAGCTAAACGAACCATATACGGGGTTATCCTGAATATGTCAAAAGAATCAGAACCGAAATGCTAAATCCCACCTGCCATATTGAGATACACGACCTTGAAACAGGTAAATACATTGAATTTGACTTTGTAAATAATATCGAGATCGACCGAAGCCGTAAAACGCTTACAACTACCTGTAAATTTACACTTCCTCGAAAATATAAATGTTTTGACAGTGATAATGGGATTTATGTGGATATAAACACTATGATTAAACGAGGGGCTAAAGTTATAGTGCAATTAGGGTACGATCCCGAAATACGTACAGAATTCGTTGGCTACGTAGCCAGGTTAGGAGCCAGCACCCCTTTAGATGTTTTTTGCGAAGATGAAATGTGGCAATTGAAGCAAAACACATTTACAAAAGCTTTTAAAAAAGTGCACCTTAGAGAATTGATTAAGCTAGTTTATCCGGGTACCGCCATTGTTGCAGATTTAGAATTAGGTAGTTTTATCATTAAAGATCAAAGTACTGCACAAGTTTTGGAGGCCTTAAAGAAATTCGGCTTACAAGCCTATTTCAACACAGATGGTTTGCTAATTGTGGATTTTGCAAGTTCAACAAAAAATGGAATTGAAGAGGTTGTTTATGACTTTCAAAAAAATGTTATTGATAGCGATTTAGAGTACACTCGAAAAGATGATATTCGTATCCGCTGTAAAGGGATTAGCAAGTTACCAACTGGTAAAAAAATAGAGTTCTATTATGGTGATAAAGACGGTGATTTAAGAACATTGAACTATGTTAACCTTGACCAAAAGGCTTTAGAAAAAATTGTTAAAGAAGAAATTAATAAGTTAAAAAGGGATGGTTTTAAAAATGGGTTTACCGCATTTGGCATTCCATATTGTGAACCTGGTTATGCTGCTGTGTTGAATGATCCCGAATTTCCCGAAAGAAATGGCAGTTACCTTATCGAAGCTGTGAAAACATCATTCGGCGTTAGTGGCTTTAGGCGTAATGTTATACTTGAAAGGCGTTTGGCGTAAAATTGTTATATTTAGTCTATGAATGGCAAAGAATTATTTGAACTTAAAACGATTAGAGATTATTCCGGAAGCGAGGCGGATGAATATGCACAATTGCTTGCAACTGTATTCTTTAACGTTGGTTCTGATATTTTTCCAATATTAGAAACAGCAGAAAACGAAGGAAAAAGAATTAGCGTGTTACCAATTAATGCCAATATATTGCGTGACGAAATTTTATTAGCCGACATTGTTTTAATTGATAGTTAATTATCAATTAAGTTCTATTTATATTCAGTTGATATATATAAGTAAATTTGCCAGTATTTTCCCCTTATGATCTACAGTATCCACATTTTTATTTTATTAATACATGAATAAACTTAGAAACGTCTTTTTATTTGGTGCAGGTGCGGTATTAGACTGGGGAGCACCCAGCACACCAAAGCTTACAAAAATCGTTAGGGAATCAGGATTTTATACAACCAATGGAAAAACACGTATCACCGAGTTCATTTATCAAACACTTATTAATACTTCCGGTTACTCCGAGAATGATGTAAATTTCGAAACAATTATAAATATCATCGAAGAGTTGATGGTATATTACTCCAATCACGGATTATTTAAAAAAAATCCGGCTTTGATACATGATTTTTTTACGCCAAATTTTGAAGATCAAATATTAAATTTTACTGTAATTAAAGGAAATGCAAACCATTTTAAACTAAATATTCCGGGTATCAGCGACGAATGGGCGCAAACTAATTACAATAATGATACTCCTCAACAATTTTTTTTACAGCAATTACTAGCGCATATCTTAACCGAAATAACAATCGAAATTGAGCACTACTGCTATCATACAACTAGTAAAACAAATGTATTGACTGAAAAAAATGATGAGCCAAATATTACATTCCAAAATTGGATAAATAAGGTAAATGGCTATAATGTTGCCCGGATGTACACACTTAATTATGATAGGAATTTTAAAATTTTGATGGAAAGATCAAAATACACGTATTCTGTTTTTGAGGGGTTTGATTGTTCCGATGTTGTAGCCTATGGAGAAAAATTAAGGCCAAATATAAAAAGGATTTTAGAAGATCAAAATTGTCATTCACATTATAATATGCATGGCAGTGTCTTTTGGAGAGCAGAGGCAAGGAATCATAATCAATTGGAATTACCCGAATTTTTTCTTTCATCCTTTGCTCATCTTGAAGTAAATACAGATGAATATCCAACCTTTCAAAGTGAGAGGGGTAAAACTATCTTTTTAAGTAATATAATTACTGGTTATCAGAAAACGCAGAAAGGTATATTTTCGCCATTTAAACAAATGCAATCGGCTTTTGATAGGGATTGTATTTTAGGCGACACATTATACATAATTGGTTATTCATTTGGAGATGAACACATCAACTCAACAATTAGAACCACTATTAGCGAAAATGATGAAATTAAAATAGTCATAGTTGATCCATCATTTACGAAGGGTACTTTCGATCAAACAGTAGCATTAAGAATTTTTGCATCTGCTAAAAACTTACATCAAATGCAGCCTAAAACTTTATCTCATGATAAAAATATTCATGTATTTTTTGGTGGCAAAATCACGGTTCACACAAAAACATTTTTGCAATATATGAAGGATATATTAAACGATAAATTGAACTATTACGGGTAAAAATTAAATGATTTGTGTAAAAGTATGGTACATTTCGATTTTCGAATTTGCACTTTTCGATTTACCGTTTATATATGAACCCACTATTATTAACAGATGGTTACAAAGTTGACCACAGACGACAATACCCTGAACATACCACATTAGTCTACTCTAACTGGACGCCAAGAAAAAGCCGTTACGAAGAAATTAATCATGTG